AAAACTTCGTAACAGCGCCAGCACAAATCTTTTGATTATGGACGAGGTTTTTGATAGTTCTTTGGATACCAGTGGTACAGATGAGTTCTTCAAGATTCTAAGCAGCGTAACGGCTGACACCAATGTGTTCATCATTTCACATAAGGGAGCATCACTGATGGACAAATTCACTAACATCATTCGTTTTGAGAAGAAGAGAAATTTCAGTGTTATGGTTGTCGAGTAGCTTGTTTACATTTATCCAAGTGCCATCTAAGAATATTACCCTTAGACGCAATTATTAAACAATGTGGACATAACTCTTTAGGTCTATTTTTGTTTGATATCGAGTTTTTTAGTTTGCTTTCGTCGGACACCTTTGTGCCTATCCTGGGCCCTGTTCGTTTTCTTACTAATTCTAAACTTTGCGGAATGCCTCTTAGTTTCGCTGCTCTTTTTTCTATAGTTTCGGCAGAATGTTTTTTGCCTTTATTTTTCTTGCCAGTTATAGAGACTTTGATTTTGTGTTCTTCGCTCATAATTCTTCCGGAACATCCTTCTCCTCCGTCCGTTCTATTGCGAAGAATGCCTGTTCCTAAATCTTTTCTGCCATACCATCTAATATATCGACGTTCTAATGCGAATGCCCCAATCTCTGAAAGATTTGTTTCTAGAAAAACTATTTTGGATTTATCTTTGGGAATAGAAACAGAATGTTTTTCGTACATTCTTCTTGATTTCCCTTTACCTATGTAGTATGGTGTGTTATCAGATTTTCTGATATATGCATAGACGTAATAAGTATTCATGGCTGGACTCCTTGTACGAGGACTAGAGTGGTTGGATACTGGTAATATCGTGAACCACAATGTACTTATATAAATTTTAATGTGAGGAATAGCATGACTAACTTTGAAAAAGTAAAAGAGTTCACTACAGTATTTGGTCAAGATGCTCCAGATACTCCAGGGTTTCCTGCAAAAGACATTATTAAACTTCGCGTAGAACTGATTCGCGAAGAGTTTCAGGAACTTAAGGATGCGATCAAGGACAAGAACTTGGTAGAAGTAGCAGACGCGCTGACTGACATTCTATATGTCACCTACGGTGCTGGTGTTGCTTTTGGCATTGATCTAGATGCTTGTCTAGCAGAAGTACACAATAGTAACATGACCAAGCTTGGTGAAGATGGTAAGCCTGTTCATCGCGAAGATGGCAAGATCATCAAAGGACCAAACTATGTTCGACCAAATCTTAAGCCAATCCTAGGAGTAAACTGATGGCTATTCTACCTCTTGTAGATAAGAACGATCTTATTCTCAAAACAGAACTTTAATATTTTGATTTCAGCAATCCACCTACTGATCCTATTCAGTTGGCTCGTGATCTAGCTGAGACTATGATTGAGAACAAAGGCTTGGGGCTTGCTGCGAATCAGGTCGGTCTGCCCTATCGTGCATTTGTCATCAATGGCGAACAGATTCTTGCATGTTTCAACCCAAAAATCGTTGACTCTTCCGCCGATCAAGTGTATATGTTAGAAGGCTGCTTAAGTCATCCTGGGCTATCGGTAAAGATCAAGCGTCCAGCTGTGATCAAAGTTCGCTTTACTATGCCTAACGGCGAAACGAGAACAGAAAAGTTTGAAGGTCTAACTGCTCGTGTGTTTCAGCATGAACTAGATCATCTAAACGGCATTGTTCATATCAATCGCGCTAGTTTGATCCACAAAGAACAGGCTTTCAAGCAACAGAAAGCGTTCAACAAAATCAATAAGAAACTAGCTATCGCATAAGACGGAGTATATTATGGAAGACAATAAGCCTGTAGTTGATGAATCTACAGAATACGAAAGTCTGATTGACTCAAAGAACATCTCTTATGGTGTATCTACTCTTGATGCATTCTTGCCTGAAGACGAAACTTTGGAGCAAGATGATGTAAAGTGGAAGAAACATTGGGTAGGAATGCCCGAGTTCAAGCAAGATACTAATCCACCATATAAACAGATTTACGTAAGCTTCCGTAACAAAGAAGACTATGAAGAGTTTGCCAAGTTGATCGATCAGCATCTTACTATCAAAACAAAAAGCATCTGGCATCCAAAGCTAGATCGTGATGCAAATGCACTTCGTAGGTGGATTGAAACTGATGACTAATCCAAAATATCCTGTCTATATCATCAGTAAAGGTCGGCATGAATCAATGCTGACCTCTCGTTCATTGGCACGAATGAAAGTGCCACATTACATTGCGATTGAACCACAGGATGAAGCTTTGTATGAACAAGCACTAGACAACTTTGGCATCCGTGAGTATGTCACTCTTCTAGTTGCACCTTTCAGTAATCACGGCGACGGACCAGGTCGCGCTAGAAACTGGTGCTGGGATCATTCTATCTCTATTGGTGCAACTAGTCACTGGGTAATGGACGACAACATCACAGACTTTTATCGTCTCCATGAAAACAGTCGTATTCGCGTTGAATCTGGTGTGATCTTCAAAGTTGCTGAAGACTTTGTTGACCGATATGAGAATGTTCCTATCTCTGGTTTTCAATATCGTTTCTTTATTGCACCAAATCAGAAGTATCCTGCCTTTGTAACAAACACTCGTATCTATTCCACATTGCTTATCAGAAACGATTGCAAGCATCGCTGGCGTGGTCGTTACAACGAAGATACTGATATCTGCCTTCGTGTACTGAAAGATGGTGATTGCACTATTCAGTTTAATGCTTTTCTTCAAGGCAAAGCTGCAACACAGACTGTCAAAGGTGGTAACACTGCTGAGTTTTATCATGCTGAAGGCACACAAGACAAGGCTCAATGGAGAGATGGCCAGCTTAATCCAGAGGGAACAATCAACAAGTCACAAATGCTCGTAGACATGCATCCAGACGTGGCCCGCATGGTATTTCGCTACGGTAGATGGCATCATTACGTTGACTATGGTCCATTCAAGAAGAACCAGTTGATTATGAAGAAAGACATTGATCTGAAGTCACTACCTAAAGTAGACAACTACGGAATGAAACTAGTTCGTTTGAAGAAAGAAACTGTATAATGCATAAGTGGACACGCCGTCATTTGGATACGGCTAAGAATATCTCAACTTGGTCAAAAGATCCATCTAAACAGATTGGTGTTGTTGCTATTGGAAAAAATCAAAATGTCCTGGCAACTGGATACAATGGCTTTCCGAGAGGTATCAAAGATGATGATCGCTTGAATGATCGTGAAACGAAGTATAAGTATGTCGTTCACGGAGAAATGAACTGCATCTATAATGCATGTTTAAATGGAATATCTCTTGACGGAGCCAAACTATACGTATATGGTTTACCTGTATGCTCTGAATGTTGCAAAGGTATCATTCAAGTTGGCATCAGAACTGTTATTGCAGAAGTTCCTAAGAATCTGCCTGAACACTGGAAAGAATCCACAAAACTCGCTAAAGACATTCTTGAAGAAGCGGGTGTGATTTATCTGCAATATGAAATGGAAAGTGATGTATGAATAAACACAGATATTATGATGATGAATGGAATCGCGCGGAGTGGCGAGAAATCAAAATGGCACCCGAAAGACCATATAAATACAACGAAGACAAAGCACTTCAAGAAATCACCGATTACATTAATAAGACATACGGTGAGCATTACTCCCAGAACAAGTATCAAGCTACAGAGTTCATCATTGATGGCGGTCACGGAACAGGTTTCTGTATCGGCAATGTGTTGAAGTATGCACAACGATATGGTAACAAAGGAGGATCACAAGATTGGCGTAAAGATTTGATGAAAGTGATTCATTACGCTATCATACAACTACATGTACATGATCTAGAATATGGAGAAAAAGATGATGAGTAAGAAGAATGAACTAGCAGTATTCGTTGCACTAGACCGCTCAGGATCTATGACCGGTGAACGTTGGACTACTGCTATCACCTCACTAAATGATTACATCAAGGGACTTCAGAAGGAAAAGATTGAAGGCGAAGTAACTATTGTTGCATTTGATTCCGCCTATATTCTTCAGGGTTCTACAACTAGACTTGAAACTATTACGGAAAGTCAAAGTATTGCTTACTTTGAACCACTTCGTTATGATGTTCTGCAACCTTCTGGCGGCACTCCTCTTTATGATGCTGCGGCTCATGTAATGGATCGCGCTCTAGAACGCAATGCAAAGCGTACTGTTGTTGTCATTCTAACTGACGGTGAAGAAAACCAGTCGCGGGAATACACTCAGGCTAAGATTAAGAATAAGGTCAAGGTTCTTCAAGAAAAGAACTGGGAAGTTATCTTCCTTGGCGCTAACTTCGATGTCACAAATTATACCAGTGCATCAGGTCTTGCTTCGAATAAGATGCGCAATGTTGATTTCAACAACAAGTGGGCAACTTCAACTATGTCTGCTGATCTAACATCAAGTACGATTGCGTATGCTACTGTTGGCGCCGCAATGAATATGTCTGAAGTAAAGTAAGGAAATATAATATGGACGTCCGTGTACCTATTGAAGAACTACGCAAGCGTAAACTATTTGTTGCAACTCCAATGTATGGAGGTGCATGTGCAGGCATGTTCTGTCGTAGCACAAACGATCTATCAGCACTAGCCGTTCATTATGGTGTTGAAGTCAAGTATTACTATCTGTTCAACGAATCACTTATCACCCGCGCTCGTAACTACTGCGTAGATGAGTTCCTTCGGTCAGACTGCACACACTTGATGTTCATCGACTCTGACATTGGCTTTAACTCCAATGACGTAATGACGATGCTTGCTCTGATGAGTGAAGAATCAGAATACGACATCCTTTGTGGTCCATATCCTAAGAAGTGCATCTCATGGGAAAAGATCAAGATGGCTGTTGATAAGGGCTTTGCCGATCAGGATGCCAGTGTTCTTGAAAAGTTTGTTGGTGACTACGTTTTCAATCCTGCTAATGGCAAGAACGAAATCAAGATCGCTGAACCAGCCGAAGTTCTAGAATCTGGTACTGGCTTTATGATGATCAAGCGTTCGGCTCTCGAAAAGATGACCACCGAATACCCACATCTGATGTATCGCCCTGACCACGTTCGCACAGCCGCATTTGATGGTTCGCGTGAAATCCCTTGCTTGTTTGATGCACTTATCGACAACAAGCACGCGCATATCAGCAATGAGATTCGTGAGTTCTACAAGAAGAATCCTAAGGCTACTCAGGAACAAGTTGTCGCGTTCCTTGACGATGCAAAGCATTCTGCTTTTGGTTTTGAATACTCGAATCGCTATCTATCAGAAGACTATATGTTCTGCCAGTGGGCACGTAAGATTGGTCTAAAGGTATGGCTTGCTCCATGGATTCAGCTACAGCATGTTGGTTCATACGTGTTTGGTGGTTCACTCGCTGATCTAGCAGCCGTTGGCGCTGCTGCTACTGCTGATCCATCAAAGTTGGGCAAAAAGGGATAAAAGTCTAGACTTCTGCCTATAGGTTTGTTATAACGGTGTTTCCAAGGTGATCTTTGGAAACACCACATTGAAAAGGATGATACTATGAAGCTAAGTGAAAATACCCTTACTGTCCTCAAGAACTTTTCGTCAATCAATCACGGCATTCTGTTTCGCTCTGGTAATATGATTCGCACTATCTCACCACAAAAGACTGTGATGGCGAGTGCAGAAGTTCAAGAAACCTTTGACCGTGACTTTGCAATCTATGATCTATCAAAGTTTCTTGGTGCGCTATTGCTGTTTGATCAGCCAGAAATCCACTTCGGTGAAACACAGGCTACTATTGCCTCAGACAAGCGTAAGCTAGTATACACCTACGCTGATCCATCAACGTTCGTTACTTCACCCGCAAAGGATCTAAACTTCCCTGCTGCTGAAATCAATCTATCTATCACCCAAGAAGACCTCACTAAGGTTCAAAAGGCTGCTGGTGTTCTTGGTCTTCCAGAAACAATCATCTCTGGTGATGGTGAAAACATCTATCTATCGGCTGATGATAGCAAGAATCCTTCGAAGGACAAGTACAGCATCGTGGTAGGTTCTACCAATCTTGTATTCAATGCTATCTTTAAGAATGAAAATCTTAAGCTTCTTCCTAATGACTATGATGTATCAATCTCAAAAGCGGGCATCTCAAAGTTTACTGCGACTGGTGTTACATACTTCATTGCGACAGAGAAAGATTCTTCCTTCAGTTAACCTCTTCTGGTTCTTTTTCGCAAACGATAGAAATGTGGATATTTTGGGTTGTCCAATCTTTTTCTTAGATTGATACCAGGATAAGCTTTTTCTGCTTCACCTACAGAAGAATATTGGACACCTTCACACATTACTGGACAACTGTTAGATTTCTTGATCGATTCGAAGAACTTCTGTGATTGTTTTTTACCTAGCATTCCATATGTAGCATAAGATTCTTTAGATTTGTTTTTATGATACACTTCTATTGATTTTATGAAAGTGAGAGATTTAGATGAATCGCCACCATCTCCACCTTTAGTCATATTATATTCGGGCTGAAGTTCTTTGATCCAGAATATCTCCCTCTCATTTAGTTGAGAAGTTTCTTCGATCATTGCTACAGAAAAACTATCGAATCCATATTTTCTCATGGCTCTATATAGATGTGTATTTCCTGTTTTGTGATGATAGAAGTGTCTACGAAATCTCTCTTCGATAGACTTTGATGTTTTGCCAATGTATGTTTTACCATTGACTTTGTTCGTGATCTTATATATAAACATAGCTGATGCTCCGTAAAAGCGTTAGAGTAGGTAGATGCTGTTACATCGTGACCTACATCTACTTATAATGAATCTTGTTTGAAAGGAATATATTATGCTTGAAGACTTTTTGTGGGTGGAGCGATATCGGCCAAAGTCGATTGAAGATTGTATTCTTCCTGCTGATCTAAAAGAAACGTTTCAACAGTTTGTTGATCAAAAGAACATCCCAAATCTACTACTCACGGGTGGTCCTGGTGTAGGCAAGACCACCGTTGCTCGTGCAATGCTAGAGCAACTGGACTGTGATTATATCATCATCAACGGTTCGTTGAATGCTGGTATCGATGTTCTTCGAAATGAAATCACTGGTTTTGCATCGTCTGTCTCGTTCAAGGGTGGTCGTAAATACGTCATCATTGACGAGGCAGATTATCTGTCTGCTGACAAAGTGCAGCCAGCGTTTCGTAACTTCATGGAAGAGTTTAGCCGTAACTGTGGTTTCATTCTGACATGCAACTTTAAGAATCGGCTTATCGCACCTCTACATTCTCGGTGTTCTGTTGTTGAGTTTAACATTGCCAAGAAAGATAAGCCCGTTCTTGCGGTTCAGTTTATGAAGCGTATCTCTGGTATCCTAGATGCTGAAGGCGTTACGTATGATAAGCCTGTAATCGCTGAGTTGATCAATCGTCACTTTCCAGATTGGAGGAGGGTTCTAAATGAACTTCAGAGGCATTCCGCGACAGGCAATATCGACAAGAGTATTCTTGGTAATAGTGGGTCTGATAGTTATAAGACACTTCTTGTTGCACTGAAAGCAAAGAACTTCTTTGCTGCTCGTAAGTGGGTAGGAGAGAACACTGACATTGATAGCACCACACTGTTTCGTGATATGTACGATAACATTGCAGATATTGTTAAAGACAACTCTATTGGACAACTGATCCTTCACCTAGCTGAGTTTCAATACAAGTCTGCATTTGTCGCCAATCAGGAAATCAATACCGCTGCGTTCGTTCTATCGATCATGGCAGATTGCGATTTCAAGTGAACAGTGTATTCGATGTAATGAATCTTGCCAGTGATATTGTAGAGGTTGAAGAAGAGGACTTTAGGCCTAAAGCGATCTATAGCCCCTTCGATTTCATCGACAGTATCAATACACATAAGAACCTATTCAACGGACCACACGATCCAGCGCAAGTGGAGAAAGAATACAATCCTTGGATTGTCAACCGCGGGCTATCTTTGTTTCATGATACCGCAACATTAGCAAACCTTGTTAACCAATACTATCACCTAGACAAGAAACTTCAATACGATTTTTTACTAAATACTGTTAGACCAAAGTTTCGGAAGTCGAAATGGCCTAAGAAAGAAAAAGATGCCGATCTAGACATCATCAAAGAAGCATTCGGTTACTCGGACCGAAAAGCTGAAGTTGCGTTGTCTGTATTGTCATCCGAACAGGTAAAAAACATAAAGAAAAGATTAAGTAAGGGTGGAACAAAATGAAACTGACAGTAGAGGCTCTAGTAGAGGTAACCCTAAAAGAGCCAGACGATTTCTTGAAGATTAAAGAAACGTTGACTCGCATTGGGATCGCTTCACGTAAGGACAAGATCCTGTATCAGTCCTGTCATATTCTGCATAAGCAGAAGAAATACTATATCGTTCACTTCAAAGAGTTGTTTGCTCTTGATGGCAAACCAACTGATTTCTCGGATACAGATGAAGGTCGTAGAAACACAATCATCAATCTTTTGGCAGAGTGGGGTTTACTCACTATTGTTGAACCAAAGAAAACAGAAGAACCAATCACTCCACTAAATCAAATCAAGATTTTATCATACAAAGAAAAGCATGATTGGAATCTTGTAACAAAATATAATATAGGAAAACGTTAGATTATACAAAGACAGCGCCTAGCTTTTTGAGTTTATATTTTGATAGATTTGTGTATTTGATGGCATCTCTGATACTATCGAATATGGTTTCTCCAAAAATAACCTTTCTGGAAGCAGCGTTATTTCTTCCAATCCTCTTATTTTTGTTGTTTATACCCATATTCTTTACTCTTTCTAGTTGACTAGAAGTAAAGGTTCTCTTGAGATTAGATCGACCAGTGTGCCATTCTTTAGGAATATGATCATACTGGTCGATTCTTTTGTTCTCATTGCCATTAGTGATCCATATCTTCTTACACATCGCCGTTGATCTTTTGTTGTTTGCGATGGGAGTATGTGATGCTGCTAACATATATCTGTCGTTTATTACGGATCTATTGTCTGTCTTGTTCAGCCATGTGTCTTTAGTAGACACATTCATTCTACGCAAAACTTTATGTTCCCAATCTAATGCTTGGATGCGATCAGAAAATGTTCTTCTAATCAAAATCACATCGGGTTCACCATTTTCTTCACGAAACATCTTGACATACTTGGATGATGTGTAGTATGATGTCCATAGATCGTCCGGACGACAACCTTTCGCAAAGCGAACACCATAGTACCATTTGTTGAGTTTAGACCAACCAATGAGATATGTATAGGGTGTATAAGTAGTCATGCTGGAATCTCCCAAGTTTCTAGAGTAGATGGGTTTCGGCCAAGTCACCGCGATCTACATTAGTATTTATAAAAGACAAACTTTCAGGATGATACATTATGCAACCATGGGAACCAGTATGGACGCCTACACCGAAGCTACCACCCTTCATATGGGAGTGGGTTGTATTTGGTGATCCTAATGCAATCGTGTTAAAGTTTAGAGAAGAGAAATCCTGGTGGTTCAGAATGAAGACCAGGATTCTTCTCGGCAGTAAGTGGAAACGTTTATAAATAACTCGTCTATGCCAAATGGGTAGACATTACATCAACTCTCGCTTAAATAGGAGAACTAATATGGCTAACACTTTTTACGGCTCAAGCTTTGCTTTTACCCCAGAAATAGATAAGTTTTTTGTTGGCTTTGATCCTCTAGTACAGAAACTAGCATCAGCGGCAGAGCAGACAGCAAAGCTTTCTACGAACTACCCACCATACAACATCAAAAAGATTGATGGAAACAAGTATGTCATTGAAGTGGCAGTTGCGGGTTTCGCACGCGAAGATATTGACGTTGAACTCTCTGATGGTAAACTAACTATTAAGGGCAATGTCAAGTCAGGTGAATCTTCTGAGAAAGATTCAGAAGGCGAATGGACTTGGCCACTATTTCTACATCAAGGATTGGCAATGCGTCCATTTACGCGCCAGTTCACACTTGCTGATCATGTTGAAATCACTGGCGCAGAACTTCTAAATGGGATTCTTCGCGTTGGTCTGGAGTATGTCATTCCAGAACATAAGAAACCGAAGAAGATTGACATTCAAGACAAACATGATATCCATACAACAAAAAAATCTTCTTCTACCGCAGAATATCTGGCTGAAAGAGAAGGAAAATAAATGCTAGAAAAATACATCGTCCCTGTATCAAGAGTTGCAGGGTTTACCATTGCAGGTCTATGTTTGATCACTATGTATAATCTTCTTGCACTATAAGGAGATTGTCTATGTGGCCATATACTGAGGACGAATGGGATTATCTAGGATAATCTATAAATAGAGAGGGGCATATTGTCCCTCTCTTTTTGTTTCAAGGACTATAGCGATGAGTTTCTACACAGATGTAATCCAAAAGAGCCCATTGTTTCATACAACAAACATGGTAAACTCTTTAGACTTGTTATTCCCAGCGTTCAAAGCCAAAGTCGAGGCA